TCCATCTTTCTTATCCTTTCCTAAAATTATGGTTGCCAACCAACCAGAAATTATGGCTATAGCTGCTCCTAAACCCACTGCTGTTGAATTGCCAGAAGCAGCACCCACAGCTTGGATAGTTTGACCAGTTGATACACCAACATCACTAATAAGTTGGACTTGATTTGGGTCGGTAATTCCAAACGGGTTTTCCGGAGTCACTTGCTCCATAGCACAACTACTGATTGCAATTAACAATAACGATGCAATACAAAACATTACAATTTGTTTCTTCATTTTTTTACTCCTTTTAATTAAAGTAATATTGTTAAATATCCACTAATAATTACAAGCCCAGCACCATAAGCAAGCATTGCCGGATTACCTGTGGCTGTTCCAACTCCTTGTATCGCTTGCCCAGTTTTAACACCAGCATCGAAAAACAGCTTAACTCCATTTGGGTCAACGAATCCAAAAGGATTTTCAGATGTCATTGGTGCTCCACAACCAGTAATTACAAACAAACAAAAACAAATAATAAACAACAATAATACTCTCTTCATTTTTCACTCCTTTCTACTAAACTCAATAATAGTTTATCAAATTTTTCATTTAATACCAAATGAGACTCTTTTAATTCTTCAATCGACTTTGATAGATGATTAACATTATTATACAAAATACCTGAATTAAATACAAGCGTTGCTAACACTATTGTTACTGCAATCCATTTTGCATATCCGTTAATCTTTTTTGTCATTTTCTTTCTCCTTTTTAATTGAGACTGTCAATGTCATAATAGTCTCTTGCTCTGGGCTTGATGTCACTGTGCATTTTTTCACGTTCTCTATCAATTCACCTGTATCAGTTGTTGGAAGTACCAAATCATTTTCTTTTTTGAAGTTTAGTTTCATTTTTAGTTCCTATGCAGTAATATCTAATTTCAACTCTATTATAGCAAAAATTCTACAACGTAAATCAGTATCGAATCTCAAATTTTTCCAACCTGTTCCTGCTCTGATTGTAAGTGCCCCTGATATATCAATGTCCTGAGCATCGGCAGTATAATTCCCAGAAGCACCACCGAAGCCAGCACCATCATCAATATGATAATGGATAGTCGGAGCATTCGCTTCTTCAAAAATCCCATATGTAATATCATGCGTATGAGCCTCAAACTCCACATCATGAGTATGGTCATCAATATTATCAAGACTATGAGAGTGTCCATCAGGCCATGGCTCTGTCACACTGTGTGAATGAGTACCTAAATTAGTAGAACCAATACTTGCATCCTCTTTACTTGTACCACAAGAATATTGACTTATGTCGTGAGAGTGTTCTCCAGTTCCGTCTTCCGACTCAGTAGATCCGCTTACATCGTGAGAATGACCACCCGGAGTATGTCCATGGGAACCTAAATTCGTATTATCAATTGAGACACCGCTTTCGGCATTATTCGTACTCCAACCCCAAATTGCTCCATTAGGCTCACTTGTTTCAATTCCACCACCACCTGCTGCTGCTCCAGTTGAATATGCCCTATAAGGCATAATCCTGAAAGAAAGTGTTGCTGAAACAATATCATCTGCTTCCGGAATTATTCTAAATGGAATGGTAAATGGTTTGGCAGCATCCAAACTATCTTCAGAATTATAAACATAAGTATTTCGTAGTTGTGCATATTGCTCTGCTCGAATTGTTCCTGCTAATATAATGGCTGCATGTATTAACTGAAATGGAACACCTGCATGAGCGACACCATCCGCATTAGTACAGACCAGCCACATTCCTGCTGCCAAAGCTGTTGCAGCAACATTAGTATGCAAAAATCTATCCGTAGCAGCAGGCGACCAATAAATGAATTCATCAGTAGTGCTAAAATCACCACCACTTATCTCGTAAGTCGTTCCCCTGTATCTAAGAGTAATAGGCTCATCAGCATCAGTTGCCTCCCAACCAACTGTATCAATATCATCGCCTGTCCAAGTACAATTACTTATCCAAGGAATCTCAATATTAGGAGCAGGACGATTCATCTGATTGATTAGCTCGATAGCTTCCCAACGAGTCAATGACTCACTCAAATTAGCCGCAGGTTGTGCCCAGACATAATCTGGATTGGGATAAACAGGTTCAAAACTATCAGAATCAAAAAGTTCTGTATTGTAAGTCTCAAACTCAACATCAAAATAATTATCAACAGTATGACGCATTTTTATAATACGCCTTGTTTTGATACTTCCACTCACTCCTATTGCAACAATATTATTTTTGGCAGGAGTTATCTCCCAAGTCTCTACGATTGTCACCACATTACCAGCAACAGATTCAACTGTATAACTATCCACACTCACTGCTTTATTTATTTCATCATAACTCCGGATATAAAGAATGTCACCCGCTGAGACATTAGGATAATGGTCTAATTCAACTGTATTATTTGCTGTACTTTGAACGACTCGATATGATATTCCCCAGTTCGGTATATTGTTTGAAAGGCGAACAACACTACCAAGCTTATATCGCAAAGCGTCTTTACCCATTCTGGATGAGTTAACATTTGTTATCAGCTTATTGCGATTCAAAGTATGATTACCCACTCTGGTTGCAAGAGCATGTCCTTTGACTCCAATTCCCTCTATTGACACTTTACGAGTATATGTGCCTGCATTTTCATTCGGTATTGGTAAACATTTTCTTTCATAACCATGCAGAGAATCTTGATAAAAAACCTCTGCATTCCCAGCCATTTCCCCTGAACCTGCGTAAGCATTTTTCCAAGTTCTGACCATTGTGTTATCAAAAGTGACTAAATCAATCACATCAGTTACAGCTTTATCAACCCAGCCGGTTAATACATTACCCTGCCAATAAGGATACATTCTGCCGATTTGTGCAATCTCATAGAATAAACTCCAGACATCAGTTTGATAATCTACAATAATATCACAAGTCATTCTATCCTCTGTGCCACCATTACCATTGGACACATCATCTGCACACCATACCGCCCACTCATAAATAAAAGCCAAGTCGATTCTGTTTGGATTCATTCCCTCATATCTTTCAATCACCCAAGGATTGACTCCACCGTCACCACTGATGACAGGTTGTGTTGCTATTGCAAGATCGACAAAAGCTCTATTACGTGTAAATTCCACCGACCAAGATGAGCCATCATAAACAGGAACAAGCTTGCCATTTGAAACCCATTTAACATCTATGTTACCACTAAGTCTTGATGTTGCTAAAGCTGTTATTCCTAATAGAGCTTTACCTGGTCTTCTAAAAGCCACGTCAACAACTTCACGGATACTACGCAATTTTAATTCGTCACCATTTCTGGAGGCATCGGCATCGGCAGTTGACTTCGTAAATTTCAAATCATATTGCTTGCCATGGGCACAAGTAAATCCCTGCCTTTGCACACTATACGCTTTATAAATTGGAGCAAGCTGACTTGCACTAATGCTTTCATTAAAAAGTGTAGTCCACGTTTCTGCTCCCCGTTCAGAAATTTCTACTTTCACAGTGACACTATGTGTTGTTCTGTCACCATCATCTCTATAATGCCAAAGACCTCTCGGAAATTCTAAGGTATATTCAATATCATCGAAGAAATTATTAGGAGTTGTCCAAGTCACTGATCCATCAGCATTAGTTATAATCATACCTTGCGGTCTGTATTCAAGTTTATTCTTTTCAAATCCGGTCATACAAGTTTGATTCAAAGTACCTAATCGCTCTTGTATAGTGACACCAGGATAATTTCCCCCTGGCTGACCATTAAGATAAACAATGTTTGCACCTTTACCCTCAATTGGCCCTCTCCCATGGTCGATAATCATATAGAGCAATTCGTCACCACTCACATCAACATCAGTCCAGCGAGCAACAACATTACCATGATGCATATTTGTTCCAAAACACATCGGATGTGGAATGCCTTCTTGTTGTGTTGTGCGAGGATTCCATCCGAAGCTTTGACTCTCATCACGTGATACTCCTTTAGGTTGCTGAACATCTTGTCCGAAAAGCACACCACCAAGATATGATATGCCCATTATCCAAGCTAAGTTGACTGCAACCGCCCAAAGGAATGAACCCCATGTTGCAAAACCAAAAAGAGCAGGCCAGCCAATCGCAGGGCCAATTACAATTTTGTCACCTGCTTTTACTTGTGTTAGCACCCAATCTTTTTGATTTATTTCCTCAGCTTCAAGAACTATTGCAACATCTTGGTTATCTGCGAATTGTTTTTTAAGTTGTGCTAAAGTCTGACCACAATAAGTCACTTCCTGTATTGTAACATTCTTTTTCTCAATAGGATGTTGCACAAGATGAACGAGTATAGTCTGCTTAGGGGACATAATACCCTTCAATTAAAAATCTATAAGGCCAACCTGTCAATCTATCTTTACACACGATATAATCAGTTTCGTTCGGGTCAAATATATTCTTTGTACTCGCATGAATAAAATGTAATCCATCCGGCCAAACTACACCACTATGCCATCTATTTCCTATACGAAATAAAACAATGCAATTTATTGAAGGTTCAGGAATTCTATGAAGCTGCCTATCGTGAAAAAAGTTTTCCAATGACATCCCCAATTGAGAATAAACTTCCTTGCAAAAAGTCCAGCAAACATATCGCTTACCTTGCTCCTTTGTAACTATATAAGGTTTATTAAGCATATCCTCTATCATACTCGCACCACACTTGCATCAAGTCCAAGCTCACCTCCCCAAAACTCTGCATTGCCTTTTTTATAACAATCTTCATAAGTACCTGTACAACTTGTATCCGCACCAGCATATTGACATGCTGGTCCTTTGAAACGTGTTGGTGTTGCTTCAGGGCATATACTGCTACTATAATTTTCTAATGGATAACGCTGTGTTAACGGATTCGGAAGTCCTAAAGTAAAAGTCACCCATTCAGAATCAGATTCAGAAGCAAGATTTTCATAATCAATTTCAAGTGCAGTGACCGGAGTAGATAAAAACTTCTCATTAACTCTTATGAGTTTTATATCTGCACCAAGTGCCCCCTCTGTTGCATTTATTATATTTTCCATCCTACGATTTACGTCTTGAAATACTCGCAAGGTGACTTGGGGAATACTGCCATCACTACTGAAAATTTGCTCACTTACGTCAAAATTAAATTTATCAAAT